TTCGCCGCAGCGCCGTTGGTGACGTAAGCAGCACCCGTGCCAGCGGCACGCGTGGCGACACCCGCCGACTCGCGCATCTTGAAGCCGTGCAGGTCGAGCAGGATGCCCTGCGAGCGCAGCTCCTCGGTGCCCGCCTCGTTCGCCTTGGTCAACTGGGCCAGTGTGCGGATGTTGGCACCAGCCGTGGTGTCGATCACGCACTGCAGGTCGCTCATCGGTGCGCCGTTATCCGCAAGGATCTTGCGGAGCTGCGCGGTGTCGCCCAGGTTGGTTGCGAACGGCGTGGTGCCGGCCGTGCCCGTGGCGCGCGAGGCCAGCGCGAACTTGCCGCCGATATCGACCTCGACCTCGTTCACCAGCGTGCGGATCGCCTGAGCGATCTGGTCACGGCGGATGTTGGAGTAGCCCGGGCCGGTCTTGACGCCCTTCTGCTCCTCGCCCGTCCAGCGGAACGGCACAACGCGGGACTTGTTGATGATGATGCTGGTGTTACCGATGTTCTGGTCACCATCATCCGGCGGCAGCTGGCCGACGGTGGTATCGGTCGCAGCGGCGGCCGGGGTCACGGGGATGGTCACCTTCTGGCCAACCGCAGCGCGTTCCGCGGTGGCGTCCATGGTGACGGCGGGGATGAAGCCGGCCATCTCGCGGGAGACGATGTCCAGAGCTTCGTACAGGTCCGGGATGAGGCCGGTGAGGGTATTCGCCACGGTGGTGGTTTCCTATCAGTCGGTGATGGTTCCGCCGCCCTTCAGGTGCGCTGCCTGGTCGGCAGGCGACATCCCGTCGAAGGCGGCGCGGTTGATGGACTTGTCACCCGAGCGCACACGTTCACCCCCATTCGCACCGCCGCCATTGGCGCCGCTGGGCTTGAGGATGTGATCGCGGTTCGGGTACTGCTCGATGAGCGATTCGAGGGCTTCGTCGAAGTCGGCGATCTCGCCAGGACGCGTGCGGCTGAAGATCTTGTTGCCGTCGGCGCCGTAGGCGACCACCTTGTTGTCTTCGAGGCGGAACGCGGAGCCGAAGCGGGCTTCGACCATGTCGGCCGGGATGGCCAGCTTTTCCGCGATCAGCTTGGAGCGAGCGAAGCTGCCGCCGATGCGCTCCTGGCGCAGCTGCGCCTCAAGCTTCTCGGTGGCCTTCTTCGACTCGGCCAAGCGACCTTCGAAGACCGTGGTGATCTCGTTGCGGACCTCGTCGACCTTGCCGGCATCCACCAGCGTCTTCTGGTCGAGCTTGGAGACGGTGTCGATGGCCTTCCGGGCGTCGTCGGCGCTGAGTCCTTCGAAGGCCTTGAGGCCAGCCTCGGCCGTCTCGGCGCGCTCCCGGTTGGTCTTCGCCTCGCCGTTGAGCGAGGAAATCTTGCCCATCGCCTGCACGGCGTCGAACGGGATCTCCTTGCCATCGTCGTGCACGTAGACGGGCTTGCCTTCGACCACGACAACGTGGCCCTGTTCATCGAGCTTGAGCTTCATGTGGTTTTCCAACCTGGTAGGTGGCCATCCGGCCGGGAGCGCTGGTCCGCATCCGCGGCACAGCTGAAAACGAAGAACCCGGCGCGGGGCCGGATTCGGGATTACTCGTCGTCGGCAGGCGCCGGCGGGGTGATCTTCGACGCCGGCGTATCCACGGGCGGCGGAAGATTCTTCTTCTCGTCGTCCCACAGGAGGTCAGGCGAGATAAGGTCGCGACGCTGCACCTCCTTGAAGAGGGTCTCGTCGGACAGCTTGCCCGCCTTGTTCATGTCGAGCAGGAACTCGGCCGAAGCCTCGCCCAGGTCGACGCTGCCGAAGTCCTTGAACAGCTCCACGGCGCCGTCGAACTTCTCGCCGAGGTAGAGCGCCATGAGGCGCAGGCACTGCTCCAGCGAGGTGTCGAACATCTCCGTGATGCGTTCCAGCACCGACTTGTCCACCGATTCCTCGCCGGTGAACTGCGTCGCCGTGACCTTGCCGCTTCGACGCACCAGCATCTGGGCGCCCGTCTGCCGCATCCGGTCCTCGAGGTCGAGGATGGACTGGCGGCCGGCGGCGATCGCTGCACCGGTGTGCTCCACGTACTTGAGCTCGGCCTTCTCGTTCTCGCTCTTCACCGCCGTGGCGGCGCCAATGCTGAGCTTGGCCTTCGCGTCGAAGCCCTTGGCGAACAGGATGGGCACGCGGGCGACATGCAGAATCGTCTGCTGGTCGCTCGAACTCTGCCAGTGCTCGATGTTCTGCCAGGCAAGGTCGAGCATCGGCGGCTTGCCGACCCCGTATGCTTCGCGGGTCCCGTAGAAGAACACGAACGGGACCACGGCAAGGCTGGTAACACCCTTCTCTACCTCTTCCCACTCCTCGGGCCGCTCAGCCTTCGCGCGCCAGATGGACCAGGCGCCCGGCGTCAGCACGCGGACCTGCTCGACGATCTTCTCACCGAAGATCCCGTCATCGACGGTCTCGTTTTCCAATAGGCGCAGCTGGACCAGCTCCTTGCCCGCCTTCGTGCGCTTCGTCTTCCAGCCAAGCACTGTGCCGGGCGGGTAGCGAACGAAATACGGCCGTGCACCCGTGGCCTTCTCCTGGGCGCGGTTGCGGACGCCCTCGGTCGAGGGATGGTCCACTAGCACGCCCGAGATACCACGCCCGAGGCAGTCCATCATGAGGTCGACAGCGAAGGCGTGCAGGCTGCGGCCTTCCGAATCGATGTTCTGCAGAAGCGCGTCAACGCCGGCCGGAACGTCCTTGAGCGTGATGGCCTTGGCCAGCGGCTTGCCGGTCAGCACCTCAACCGTGCGGGAATACGCCGGCAGGAGCACCGCCGTGCCGAGGCGCGTCCTGTACATCCCATCGGATTCACCGGGCCACTTCGGCAGGTGCACTTGGCCACGCTTGCGCATGGCCGTAGTGCCTTCCATGAGGTCGTCCAGCATCGACCAGTTCGCCGCCATCGCCTCGACGGCAGGCGACTGTTTGCGGACGGGGGCGACGATCATTCGTGTCTCACATTTCCAATGGCTCGGAGTCCGATTCAATCGACTTCGGCAAGATCATCAGCTCAGTGAGAGCCCAGACAAGGGCGTCTGCCCTGTCAGGTGACTTGTCGCCGAGGTAGCCGGACATACTGAAATTGCATTGCTGATCCTCCATCTTCGGGAATAGCCCGACATGGCTGACCATCTTCTGTTCGTATAGGGCCGCGACTGGCTCGGCGCGCACGGTCTTTCCGCGCGACGCGGTGACCTCCTTGTACGGAGCCACCCGGTTCGCCGCATGGACGATCGCTCGCACCATGTCGCCGCCGAAGTTGCGCTCCCCGACGATGCGGTCCGCGTCGTACTCGCGCCAGGCCTTTACGGCCATCGCGCCCCACTGCTCCGGGCTGTAGCGCCCTGAGTAGTCGGCAAGGACGTAGCCACGGCCGTCGATGCCGAGGCCGGCGACCACGATGCCGATCTCGTCGGATCGCTTGTCTTCCTCGCCCTTGCTGCCGGACGGATCGACGGCCACCACGACGCGCTTCATCACCGGAAGGTCGTCGCGACTGACGCGACCGGCTTCCAGCATCTCCAAGGTCCACAGCGCGCCATCGATCTCGGCCACGTAGCGGCCGTCGAGGAAGCGCCTGCGCTGGCGTTCCGGCATCGCCTCCAGCGAGGAGATGTAACTGGGGTCGATGTTGCTCCGGTTGTCGCCAGGATTGATGTACAGCGCCTGGTAGTCGTCCGGGTTGATCAGTGGCAGCCGGGTATCCGGGTCCACCTTCTCGATGAACTGGCGATAGGTCCAGTGTCCTGTGCCCGTCGGGTTCAGGTCGTAATACGCCCGGTTCGTAAGTCCGTCGACCTGCTGCGCGAGTCGCGTCAGTGCCGTCAGGACCGAGGCCCGAGGGATCTGGCTGCACTCGTTGAAGTACGTGGTGGCGAATTCGAGGCCGAGGATCTTCTCGACGCGCTCCTTATCGTCCAAGCCGGCGAACCAGATCTCCGACCCGTTCGGCAGCGTCAGGTATCCGTCCTGCCTGTTGTTCTTCACCGGCACCTGCGGATAGCAGAGCCGCATCACCTTGGGCAGCGTGTCCAGCCATACCGACGCCCGCAGCGCGTTGTAGCGCAGGCGGAAGATCGCGTGGCGGCTGCCGGGCGCCTTGATGGCCCGTGCGCACACCGCGCGCACGAGGGTAAACGTCTTGCCGGAACGGGAGCCGCCAACCAGCAGCGAGTGGCGCTGGGCGCCGCCCAGCATCCGTGTGGCCTCAGCTTGCTTCGGGGTCAGTTCAAAGGGCGGCGTCGTCACTGCTCATGGTTACCGTGATGCCGCCCTTGTGCTCGTGGTCCTGCTTGGGCGGGGCGATGTCGTAGGCGTCGCGCTCCAGGCCGACCAACTTCTGAAGGGTCTCGGCCAGCTTCTTCATGCTGTCGATACGGCCAACGCTGGAGATCACCTTCATGTAGATGTCGTTGCGCTTGTCCTGGCCGCGGTCGTCCTCACGGCGGAGCATCTCGCCAAGCTCCTCAAACAGGCCCGGGTCGGCAGACTGGCCCTCAAGCTCGCCGAGTAGGTCCATCGCCAGGCGCCGGGCACGGCCGATGTCCTTACGGTGACCCAGCCGGACATTGGCGATCACCTCGGCATTAGCCTCGATGATGGCGCGGTCGGTTGCCAGTTGCTCCGTGGAAACTTGAGCGGAAACCTCCCGCTTGGAAACCAGCGCATCGGCCTTGGCCTGTATGGCGGCCTTGAGGTCGCGCTCCCATTTCTGGGCCTTGGCCTTCTTGTTGATCGCCGTATGGCTGACGCCCTGGGCTTGGGCAATCTCCCGGACCGAGAGGATGCCCGCACGGTAGTCGTGCTCGATCCGCTCCCAGTCAGGTGCTTTCTTGCCTTCCGTTGCCATCTGCCTTCGCCTTGCCAATTCTCACGACCACGCCGCGGCGCAGCACCTCGGTTACCTTGATCCAATCGGGCTCAAGGCCAGTCACACGGGAAACAGCCACCAGGATGGCGACGTATGGACGGACCCACCAGCGAAGGCGGGCCGACACGTTCATGGTAATCGGCGCCATCACGGGCTCCAGAACGAAGAAGCCGCCCGAAGGCGGCTCCCTACCTTTAATTTATTGGACTCAATCGCCCTCAAGCGTGTGCGCGTCGAATTGGCGAACGTGGAATTCACCACCGTGGTGCCACTCGCACTTTACGCCATCTTTGTAACCGAGGTCGTTGTAGCTGTAATCGCCCGTCTCGATCACAATCATGACCGGCCCACCAGTCTTGTGGGTGACCATGTCGCCCTTTTTGAACTGACTCATCGTCCTGCTCCTTGTGCCGTCCATTCGGCCGACCAAGGATAACCAGAGCATCGGGGCGCGCAAGGCACGCCCCGACAGAACGTCTTCGATAGCAACCCGGAGGGCACTCCGGGCCCTCTCCCGTTGTGGCCTATGAGGAAGGGACCAAGGAGGAGAGCGCGAACTTGCCTTCCCTTGGGTCAAAGCCATCGAACCACTTGCACACAGCGTCAGGGAGCCCGCGAGTCGAGCCAATCCGCTCGATTATCATTAGCGGGCCACCACTTTTGAGGCGGACAGTAGAACCAACGTTAAGATCTTTC